CCTTCGAAGGGCCCTGCTTCATGTTCGAATGGTATGTCACTCCAAGCACACGATTGACAGCACACCATAGCCCATTCGACAAACCAGCCTTCTGCTCGTAGCCTTTCCTGTAACAATCTGAAGCCGTTCATGCGACTAGCTCGCAACATCGACTTTCATTCCATTCGGCAAAGACTTCTTTAGCTTCTTCTGGCCAAAGCCCGAACTCTTCCTGTAGCATCATCTCACCCCAACGTAAAGCTTCACCGTCAAACCGCATCACATCTAGCGCTGCGAACATATCGTCAAAATCTTTCATAGAAAGAACCTCCATATCGAAACACCAATAATTAAAAAATTCAAAACAAAAAGTCCTGTGATAGCCATTTCAAGCCGATCGAATTTTTCATCTAGAGTATCAAATGACTCTTCAAGTCCACTTAAAATCCTATCATCTTTCATCGTCTATTTCCTCTTAGGTGCCCTAGGGCTATTATTAAAACTCTTCTTAATCTTTCATCACTTAATTGAAACACTGATAATTGTTTCTGGACTAATAATTGCAAATCATGCTCTTCCTGACTCATGGTTGGTCTTTCTCGACAAATTCTACCATCATTTTATTCTGGAGCCGTCTTGCTTCTTTCTCCCAAGGCTGTGACCAGTAGTCAACGTCCTCGTAGCCGCTGCGTCCTTTCCACTTCGTGAGGCCCCAATCAAGATCATTTCGTAGATATTGTTTCATGTGAACCATTTCATGGGCCAGAGTGCCTAACCAGTTGCCATAGAGACAAACATCGATCACGAAGGCCCTTTCACTGAGGGGCATTATTTGACCCTCGACGCCTTCGGCACTTGTGACAAACTTGTGGTGCATTCGAATTGTCACATCAGTCTTGAACCGATCGATCTTCAGTTTCTTGGCAAAGAAATTTGCTGCCATCAAACAATATCCATGAAGATGCATATCTAGTTCGGCGCCTCTGGGCCCCATCACTTTCACATTTGCTGCCATTATAACGCTCCGAGCACTATTAGAATTACAAACAACACAATAAATGACAACACAATTTTACCTGCATGGTCAAACGCCAGTTTCAAGGTCGCAATTAAAAGTCCCAAAGATATCGAAATACCGAATAAGAACAAAATTACTGCAGACCAAAAAGCAAGCAATTCATTCATCTTACCACTTTCCTGAGAATGTACCGGCAAGATCTTCTAGATCAGCATAAGGTGAGACACGGTCGTCCTCAATGTAAGGAACCAGATCATCAGCCTTGGCCAATTTGATGGCCGCTTTGCGGTTCCTTCGGCTCTCAAGTTCGAAGTCACGAGCCATGTCAGCCATTTCTTTATCATAATCATAATCAATAGACATTTTTGTAATCCTTTTTTTCTTAATTTCAGAGTACATTATAACGCATTTTGGAAGATTTGTCAACACCTTTCTTAGAACATTTTGGAATAAGGATATAACTTTTTGTTCTAATTAGGCTTTGGAATATCTAGCATCGTTAATTGCCTTATCATCGGCAAGACACCGATCTTGCTCGGCGGCATCATAAAAATCTTTAAGGATGTCGCGCACAATCTCAACACTAGAATTGTTGATGGCAGCAAGATTAGTGATGTTTAGATCACTGTTGTTGAAATGGATTTCTAGCAATTCTTCATTTGTCATAATATTTTTTCTCATTAATTTATATGACCATTATATCTGGTTTTTTATGCTTTGTCAACATCTTTCTTAGAACATTTTGGAATAAGGATATAACTTTTTGTTCTATGCAGATTTGAAGACAGCGACCGTCAAATTATTGACGATAAACTCGGATATAGAGCCATCGAACCGGGTTCGGAAACGTCTGTTGGCCTTATGATCATATTCAACTTGTTCAACATGAATCATGAACTCACCAGAGGGCGAATCTCGACGCACAGTGTACCGATAATCTGTATCACCGTGGGACTCGTGAGAGTCGGTGAAATCGGCCTTCGCATTAGCTCTGATGAACTTGGCAGCAAAGGAAGAACCACTTGAGTTGACAAGATTTAGAGCATTGTCGAAATACTCAGCGGCACCTGTTGGATATCCGTCATGGTGGATGTAGAAGGTTTGGGTCATCATATCCACATTAAATTGATAAGTTGCGCGTGTTGCCATGGTCATTTCCTTTGTTTTTTTGATTTCAGAGTACATAATAACAGGCTTTTTGGTGTTTGTCAACCTTTTTCTGCAATTATTTTCAATTATTTTTCCTCTTTTTTATCAATTACTTAAAGAAAAGGGTTGACATTTGCACGAAAAGGTGTTATTATGGCACTCTATATATTGTTCATCAACCGAGAAATTGGATACTTTATGAAGCAAAAACCCGAAGAGTTCCGCATACTGACCGCAAGGCAGCATGTCCGTGAGCGTATTGGAATGTATATGGGGTCATCATCTGTCGAGACGGTCGAAAGATTCGTACTGGGACAATGGAAGAAGGCTACATACGTTCCTGCCCTATCTAAGATGGTCGATGAGATACTCGACAATTCTATAGATGAGGCCATTCGAACAAATTTCAAACACGGTAACAAGATTAACGTCTCTATAGATGGTGATTCTGTGACGGTGACAGACAACGGCCGAGGAATACCCCAAGACGAGGTGTTTGATGAGGGCCAAGGCAAGAAGATCCTGAGACCGGTTGCGGCTTGGACTCAGGTCAATGCAGGAACATCCTTTGACGACCAGAGGGTGACAATCGGCACCAACGGTGTCGGCTCAGCTGCTACTAACTTCCTATCTAAGAAGTTCACAGGTAAAACTTGCTCTGGAAATAATCTGGTTCAGGTGAACTGTAAGGATGGTGCTGATAGTGTTAAGGTTGTAGCAAAGGCTAAGTGTGGTACATCTTATACAGAGGTTTCCTTTATACCTGATTTTGATCTTTTCGAAGCCAACAGCTTGCAAGATCTGGATACGGTTGCTCTGATTGAAGATCGATTGATCAGCCTTCAGATGGCTTTCCCTGAAATTTCTTTTTCCTTTAATAAGAGAAGGATCAAGGTTGCCGATCTGAAAAAATATGCTGCTCTCTTTAATGAAACAACACTCATTGAGAAGTCAGACAACTTGTCATTTTTCTTTGCTCCTTCCGAGGATGGGTTTCGAACCAATTCCTTTGTGAATGGAGTTAACACACGACAGGGTGGCACCTATGTCGATTACATCGTAAATGGTGTTGTTGATGAATTGGTCACTATGGTGAAACGGAAACACAAGATCGAGGTTGTCAAGACCACGATCAAAAACGGTCTTACGTTTGTGATGTTTGCGAGGAACTTCACCAACCCCAAATTCGATAGTCAAACCAAAGAGCGGCTGACGAATCCAATGTCGAACGTGAAAGAACACTTCGAAAATGCTGAATTGAAAGATTTCCAGTCGATTTCCAAGAAGATTCTTGCCACTCCTGATATCATCGATCCTATCATCGAGGCACAACTTGCCAAGAAGATGGCTGCGGATGCTCGTGCCGCTTCTCAGGCCCAGAAGAAATTAAAGAAAGTCAAGGTTGCCAAACATATCGCTGCTAGTGGTAATGATGCAACACTGAAGATTGTCGAGGGTGACTCTGCAATGGGTTTCTTGTTGAAGGTTCGAGACCCTAAGAAGGTCGGTGCCTTTCCTCTTCGTGGTGTCATTATGAACACATGGGATATGAAACCAGCCGATGTATTAAAGAACAAAGAACTGAGTGAATTGGTTGCGATTCTCGGTCTTGATATCAACAACCCGAACAGTGTCGATGATATGACATATGCTCGTATTGCTACATTGACTGATGCTGACCACGATGGAATCGGTCACATATCACCCTTATTGATTGCATTCTTCTATAGATTCTGGCCACGACTGCTAGAAGAACATAGAGTGATGATCACACGAACCCCGATTATGATCACCGAGGGTGGGATCAAAGGTGGCATGAAGGGTGATGAAACTTGGAATACCTGGTCTTACACGTATGAAGAGGCTCGACAGATCAAAGCAAAATCGACTGGAAAACACAGATACATAAAAGGTTTAGGGAGCCTTACGCAAAACGAGTATGATCGAATTATCAATCAACCTGTGTATGATGTGGTTACGGTCGATGACGCAAAGTATTTTGAAATGATGTTTGGAAAGGATAGCAAGATGAGAAAGGAATATATGTATGCGGTTTGAGGAAGCTTTAGCAAAGGCAGATGAGGCATTAGAATTGGAGGTAATCGAACTACATCAATACGATGCTTATGTTGAGTACTTGATGGAAAAGTTCAAGGATGTATAAATAGATGTGTATCGCGGGATTGCCGTCCCCATACACTCTACCACTAATAAGGAGTGCCAGTATGTCTATTTATCAAGAACAAGCAGATTTATTCTGCGCCAACCTGAATCTAAGAACCTTCACCGACCTCGGTATTGAATTCGAGCCTTTTGAGCTACCAGACGATGCTACTGAAGGAATGAGTGGAGAACTAAACCCCTTTTATGGATTGACACACACGACCGACAGTCGAGCTAAAATAAGTAAAGCTGCAACAGGACGAGTTAATTCAGAAGAATATAAACAAGCCATGTCAGAAACACTTAAAAAGCACCATACAGAAAATCCACGACCTCAAGAGTGGCGTGATAAATTATCTAATGCTTTAAAAGGAAAAAAGAAATCTGAAGAGCATTGCAATAACATAAGTAAAACACTAAGTGACGGTAGAATGGCCGGCAAAAACAACGGAAGATTTGGTAAAGAAGTATCTCAAGAAACAAGAGACAAAATTACTAAGGCTAATAAAGGGCGCTTTGCGGGTGAAAATAACCCCATGTATGGTAAGAGTGCTACAAAAGGAATGAAGTGGTACAACAATGGTACTGATGCCGGCCGCTATTTTGAAGGGCAACAACCAAATGGTTTTGTTCTAGGACGAATTGAGAAAGGAATATATGTATGAGTAACCTATCTGTTTTTATGAATGATAATGCAAACCATTATCCAATATCACACGTTGCCAAGAATGAATGGCTAGACTTTGCCATGTACACGGTTGAGGCTCGAGCCATACCTAGTATGATAGACGGAATGAAGCCCGTGCAACGTTTCTACCTGTATTCTTCTATTGTTAACTCGAAGAAAGACTTCAAGAAGGTTTCTGCAATTTCTGGTATCATATCAGATTACGGCTACCAACATGGCGAAACATCTGCCGCGGCTGCTGGTCAGTTGATGGCCGCAGAATGGAATAACAATGTGTGTCTCATAGAAGGTCGAGGTTCATTTGGAACTCGATTGATTCAAGAGGCTGGCGCACCACGATATGTCTACACCAGACTATCTGAAAATTTTAATAGATATATTACCGACATTGATTTGTCACCAACCCATGAGGATCCTGAACATGCGCCACCTAAATTCTATGCACCAATCATTCCTTTGGTACTTGTCAACGGACAGCGTGGTATTGCTACTGGCTTTGCCACTCACATATTGCCGAGATGTCCTCTAGATGTCGCAGCTGCTTGTAGGGAGTTTATTGAAACGGGAAGTATCACAAAAGATCTGCACCTTAAATTTCCCCAATTTAATGGTCGGGTTGAAAGGGATGCCGATCCAAAGAAATTTACAGTCTTCGGAAATTACAGAAAGAAGGGAAAGACAACGCTCCTTATTACAGAAGTCCCATACGGATTTGACAGAGAGTCTTATGTAAAGATCCTAGACGGACTGGAGGATGATGGTGACATTGTAGGCTATGATGATTTGTGCAACAAGGATGGCTTCCGATTCGAAGTGAAATTAAAGCAGAACATATCTGCCAAGTGGTCTTCAAAGCAGATCGTGTCAAAATTCAAATTGAGCAAACCACTCACTGAGAATCTGACCGTTATCGGACCTGAAGGTGGCTTGAAAGAATATGATGACGCTAGGGAACTGATCAAAGACTTTTGCAACTGGAGACTAAACTTCTTACAGAAGCGAATTGATCAAAAGGTCACAGATCACACAGAAGAAGCCCGATGGTTAGATGTCAGACTCAAGTTCATTGAGGCTGTTAGGACTAAAGAAATTGATATTATGAACATGAACCGTACCGAGACGACCAAGAAAACTGTCGAAGTTACAGGGTGTGCAGTAAATGAAGTTGGGAAGTTATTAACAATGCCGATCGCTTCTATTATGAAATCAGAACCGGCAACTTTCAAACGGTTTATTACCGAAGCCAAAAAGAAACTTAAGTTCTGGCAAACTACAACTACAAATGATCAGTTCATATCTGATCTGGATGAATTAAATGATGAATAACTATGAAGGCCCATCCGAATTTTTCCCTGAGAAATATTTGAATAAAGACATGGGGTTTGGTGGGCATACAATGAAAGAGGTCGCTCGTCTCTACAATAAACTGTATGTCCGAAAAGACTATGATTGGTTTAGAGGAGTTGAGCCGAATGATGTTGTAGTCGACCTGGGTGCTGGATTTGGTGGGTTTACACTGCATGCCATAGATAGAGGGGCTGCCAAAGTATATGCATTCGAAGATGATGAAGTGAAGTTCAAGCAACTAATATCCAATATACCTTGGGGTGACAATCTGAATGCTACTATAATCCCAAGAAAAGATGGTGTATCTGATAATAAATCATTCTTAAAGCTAATGGAAGAAAGCGGTATCGATAAGATCGACTTTCTAAAGGTTGACTTGAATGGTGGAGAATACAAAGTAATTACTGAAGAGCACATAGGCTTCTTGCGAGAACAGGTTAAGCATATGGTTGTCACATTTCATGTGAATTGTTTTAGAGAAGCACCATTTGAATGGGTCAGAGCTAAAAGAGTTCTGCAATTTTTTGCTAATGACGGGTATGCTTGGAATGTAGAGCTATCACCAATCAATGGGGCTAAGGTGCACTGGATAGATAAAACCGAGTCTCAGTTTTCACGTGACCATACAGACATAATGACTCAAGGCACATGGCCGATAGATCACCACAAGTATCCTGTCGAATTCACTGTCACTGTTACCAATTAGTAACGTATATGATAATTGGCTTGTGCCCTCCAGCCCATCTGAATATTCTCTTCCTAAAAGGCTCATCATTAATAAGAAATTCTTCTTGACGGGAATCATAGTAATGGATCTTGTCTTTATTCTCAAACAACCATCGGTGTAGAAATTGTGATCGCCATTTGATCATGTTTTCTACATCGACTGCTGTATCATCATATTGCATAACCGCTGTGAAATGTCTGACATTCCATCTAAGCCACTCTCTATTATCAGGGTTTAATATTTCCCTCTCTTGCTTTGTGCCTGTGTTTATCTTTAAATAATCGATTTTATCTATCTTATACATTTTGACAAATTGGTCAAAGGTTAGCTCCTTTTCATATCCGGTATCTTTGCCGATTGCATAAGGAACGATCTTGACTCTGTCACCAGCACCTGCTACGTTAATAGTAATATCTCTCAACTTGTCTGGATCTGGTTCACAAATAAAGACTTGTTTAGCTCCCTTGTCTAGTGCCTGACAAGCAAACATGCCGACACCTCCGCCGATATCGACAACTATATCATCGTGCAAAATATCTTGCCACCACGAATATACATCATGTGTTCGCATGGATGTCCATTGATCGACAATTTCGTTTAGATTGAGACTTGAAACGGAAAGCTTCGGGTTGAAGTATGACAATTGTAGCTCCATGATAAATAAGAGAAAGAATTACTTTAGAGAATAATCTAATGATAACTAACTATTTATCTCCAGCCGGGTTTGATCTGTCCATAGCGTTACTGCCTAACGTAGAGTTCTTTGCTACAACGGTGGGAATCCCAGAGATAGCTGGTACACCACCCGGTCTTGGCAGTCCATTGCGGCAAATGTACAATCTACCAGATTCATTGCTTTACGGTGATTTGAACATTGATTTTATCGTCGATGAAAATATGACCAGCTACATCGAACTTATTAACTGGTTGGAAGCTATCGGTGCTCCCAAGTCTAGTGACCAATATAAAAGTTGGTTCGAACGAGAAGGAACCTTTACGTCTGATATGACAGTGATCATACAGAATAGCAAAAAGAATCCGAATATGAAGTTTACATTTTATGATGCATTCCCTACATCAATTGGTGCTCTTGAATTATCACTATCCAATGCTGATGTATCCCCCGTCATTTGTTCTGTTGGCATGCGTTATGAGTCCTTTGAAATAGAACAAATTGGTAGCTAAATGATTGTAAATAAAGATGCGTACTACGTTGATATAGGTAAGACCGGCTCTACTTTTATAGAAAAACATTTAATGAGTATAATTGCAACTGATCACGATCAGTGGCGTAAGTATACATATGTCACTTCAAAAGAAGAGCCACCGAGAGAAGTCAATATAGAGTCATCAAATCGTCATGGTAGGCTATACGATTACAGTAACGGTTTCTATGATGATAAGCTAATCTACTGCTCTCTTCGTCACCCTCTTAGATATTACACTTCTTTGTTCAACAGAGAATTGGCCCACCAAGGCCCTATCAAGTCTGAGCTATTAAAACAAGATAGCAGCTATGAAGATACCTTTGGAAACTTTGTTAATTGTATCCTAGATAACACCAAAGTCCTATCCAGGCAGGAGATGCCTAGATATTTTAATAGGCCAAAGAATATTGGATTGCTCACATATCGGTACATAGACTGGGTTGATGACAGTTTCTTTACAGTCAAGCGTGACTGGGCAGAAGTAGAGAATTGGTACGAAAGACACTATTTCAACCCAGACGTGAATATCGAATTCATTGGGCCCCAGAATTTGGGCCAGAGTTTTGTGGATCTAATTAAAAAGTATCGTGATAAGTTTGATCTAAAACAAGACTGGGAGGAACATATCCCTGCAATGACAGCTAATAGATTAGTCAATAGCACAACTACCTACTTAAAGATGGGGCGTATGTACAAAGAGTCCCCTCAGTTTTTGCCAGACCGCATTTTGGAGGCAGAACGAATTCTGCTCGATCGGTTTGATTTCGGAGAATGGGGGGTTGATTTTAGTAGCAAAGTATGATATAATGGACTTCTAATGCATATATTACATAATGGAACTTTTAATGAGTATTGAAGATATAAGCTCGATCTGGGCACAAGACGCACCTATCGACGAAACAAACCTAATCAGAGAATCTAAAAGAATCCCTGAGCTGCACTCTAAGTATTACAACATCTTCTTTAAAGAAGCTCTTCTGGTAAAGAAATACAAAGCCGAAATGAAAACTCTATCCTTTGATAAGATGGAGTATTATGGTGGTTCTATGGCTGAGGAAGATCTTGTCGAGAGAGGTTGGAAACCCTTTCAGCTCAAAGTGATTCGTGGTGATATTGACAAGTACATTCAAGCAGATAAAGACGTAATCAATCTATCACTGAAGATAGACTACCATACTGCACGTGCAGAGTTTTGTGAGTCTATTATCAAAACAATTCACAGCAGAAACTTTGTAATAAAAAACATGATTGATGTGCTCAAATTCCAGGCCGGAGAGTATTGATAAATAGATATATTAGGTGATTATGGGTGGTTTGAGTGTCTGATATTGTCAATATCGAATATCTGAATAGTGTTCACATGAGGATCAAGACTGATGCTGGTGTGTTGCAAGAGCTATCCGATCACTTTTCCTTTCGGCCTGATGGCTACCAATTCAATCCAAAATTTAAGATGCGAGTGTGGGACGGCTACATTCGGCTGTTGTCACCATTCAAGCCTATCCTCTATGTCGGCCTAGTCCCTCATGTCGTAAAGTTTTGCAACGACAGGGGATACCAGATCAATCTCCCAGAAGAGCTTACAGACGAGCCTATCGATGATAACTACGGCTATGAACTGGCAAAAGAAATTGGTTGTAAATTCACTCCTCGTGACTATCAAAATGAATATGTGATTACAGCTCTTCGAAAGAAGCGATCACTGTCATTATCTCCCACGTCATCAGGCAAATCACTGATCATTTATTTGATTCAACAGCACTATTATCAAGCATTCGGACATAGAACTCTCATCATTGTCCCTACGATTAGTCTGGTCTATCAGATGGCCGGTGATTTCAAGGACTATGGTTGCGATCCTGATAAGATCTATACGATCAAGGGTGGTGTCGATAAGAACACTTCTGCTCCTATTGTCATTTCGACATGGCAGTCTCTAGTCAAGCAACCAAAGAGTTGGTTCGATCAGTTCCGTTGTGTACTCGGAGATGAAGCTCACAACTTCCAAGCTAGATCTCTCACCACTATTATGGAGAAATTGGTCGATTGTGACTACAGACATGGTTTCACTGGAACCCTCAAGTCTGGTGAGTCTAAGACGCATCAACTCGTATTAGAAGGCTGTTTCGGCCAAGTTAATAAGTTCATTCAGACTAAAGATTTGATCGATGCAGGAACTATTGCAGATTTTGAGGTGAAGGCAATCGTATTATCTCATAGCCCGGATGCCAAAAAACAATTCAAACTTGCGTTCAATAAGATTAATGATAATTCTAAAAAGTATCCGGCAGAACGCGAATACCTGACTAATCATGACAAGCGAAACATCTTCATTAGAAACCTTGTATGGAGTCTTGCTGACCAAAACAATTTGATTTTATTTGATCTTGTTGAGAAACATGGTAAAATCCTTGAACCTCTTTTAGCAAAAGAAGGTCGTCAGTTACACTTCATCTATGGTGGTGTGAAGGGAGAGGAACGAGAGCGAATCCGACACCTTGTAGAGAATGATAAGGTGAAGCAACATAACATTCTAGCTTCTTACGGCACATTCAGTACTGGTGTGAACATCAAGAGGCTTGACAATGTAATCTTTGCTTCGGGATCTAAGTCTGAAGTCAAAGTCTTACAATCAATAGGTCGATCTCTCCGCAAGGCGGAAGACAGCAACAAGGCTGTCTTGTATGATATTGCTGATGATCTTTCAATTGGTTCATTTGAGAATTATACACTCAAACATTTTAAGAAAAGAATTGAAATATATTCCGACCAAGGCTTTGACTTTAAGATATACACTATTGACTTCTAATATTCCTTTTAGGTTGATAAGAGAATTATAACACTTTGACACACAGCTGTCAAGAACTTTCTCAACTTATTTAAAGGTTGACATTTCCCTTTAAGTATGATATGATAACACTCTTATATAAACAGGTCGAGAAGACCCTAACGTGTGGAGGATATATTGTGGCGAAGAAAAGGAATTACGTAAACAACAGGGATTTACTCAATGCATTGATAGCGTACCGTGCACTAGTGGCAGAATCCAAAGCGGCCGAAGAAGAACGGCCACCAAGAATACCAGAATACATCGGCGAGTGCATATATCTAATCGCAACTAGGTTGGCCACGAAGCCCAATTTCTCTGGCTACTCCTATAAAGATGACATGATCTCTGATGGCATTGAAAACTGTATTCAGTACATTCATAATTTCAACCCAGACAAATCAGAAAACCCGTTCGCATATTTTACTCAGATCATCTGGTATGCTTTCCTACGCAGGATTCACAAAGAAAAGAAGCAAATGTACATCAAGTTCAAATCATCACAGATGCTCATGCTAGAACACGAGATTCAAAACTCTGGTGATAATTCCATTCAGCTCAGTTCACCTCCAGAGTATATCAACGAGTTTGTAAATGACTTTGAAGATAAAATGACTTCTACCAAGAAAGCTGCTGCTGAATCTCAAGCTAAAAAAGAGAGAGAAAAAGAAGAGGCAAAAACTAAGTGAAGATAGCAATAGTAACAGACATTCACATAGGCGGTCGAGGCGACTCTCAGTTATTCTCACGCTTTCAAGAGAAATTCTTTATGGAAGTATTTTTTCCATATATCGACGAGCATGGTATTGACACCGTGTTTGATTTGGGAGATACCTTCGACCGCCGCAAGTACATTAATTATCTCAGCCTGAAGAAAGGTAAAGAGTTTCTGTTCGATCAATTGGCCGCAAGGAACATAGACTTTCATGCACTCGTTGGGAACCATTGCACGTTCTACACCAACACAAATGAAGTTAACTCCATGCAATTACTCCTGAAGGACTACCCGAACTTCACTTTGTATGAGAGTAAGGCAGAAGAACTTCAATTGGGGTCGACAAAATTCTTGATGCTACCATGGCTTTGTAAAGACAACGAAGAAGAAAATTACAAGATCATTCAAGAAACTGATGCTAATATTGTGATGGGGCACCTTGAGGTCAAGGGCTTTGAGATGATGAAGGGAATGCCCTGCAATGAAGGTATTGACATGAATGTGTTCAAGAACTTTGAATCAGTCTATTCAGGCCACTTCCATCATCCGTCACGTTATCAGAACATCGAATATCTTGGTGCTCCCTATGAGATGACTTGGTCGGATTACAAAGGCAGTCGTGGCTTCCATGTGTTTGATACTGAGACTCGTGAAGTAATCAAAATCGAGAACCCTCACAGGATGTTCCACAAGATTGACTATGATGATACCGATATGACAGTCGATGATGTTGCCAATTTTGACACCTCACCGTACAAAGAAACCTATATCAAGGTTATTGTCAAGAATAGAACCAACGCTTACATATATGACATGTTTATGAATAAGCTCAATGATGAAGGTGCCGCAGACATTAAGGCTGTAGATGATGCTCTGAATTTAGAATCTGCTGGGGTTGAAGAAATCCTAGATGAGACTAAAGACACGACAGAAATTTTGCACAATTACATTGACTCCCTAGAAACAACAGCAGATATAAACGCCGTAAAGAGAACGGTCGACGAATTATATCATGAGGCATTAAATATAGTATGATACAGTTTAAAACACTTCGTTATAAAAACATTTTATCGACCGGTAACGCATACACTTCAATAAACCTCGACGGTAAAAGCTCTACTCTAATCAGTGGAGCTAACGGCTCTGGCAAATCGACATTTCTCGATGCTATAGTGTTTGGTCTTTATGGTAAGCCTTTCCGAAAAATCAATAAACCACAACTGCTCAACAGCATCAACGGCAAAGAACTCGAGGTTGAAGTAATATTCACCGTGGGAGGTTCTGAATATATAATACGCCGTGGGATTAGGCCCAACATCTTCGAGATCATTAAGGACGGTACTCTTCTCAACCAAGATTCGGCTAAGAAAGATTATCAAGCATTTCTCGAACAGAATATTCTTGGAATCAATTATAAATCTTTTAACCAGATAGTCGTGCTTGGTTCTGCCACCTATGTTCCTTTTATGGATCTCCCTGCGCAAACACGAAGGGACATCATTGAAGATCTGCTAGACATCCAAGTGTTCAGCACAATGGGCCTGCTTGCCAAGGACAAAATTTCTCAGAACAAAGAGGCAATCAACGATAATCGATATCAAGGGGAAATCCTTGAGTCTAACATCACATTGACTGAGGCAAACAATAAGGCTATCTCTAAGATTCGCCAGACCGAAGTTGATAAGATCAAAGACAAAATGCAAGAACATATTGTGAAGATTGAAGAAAAGCAAGAATTGATAGAATCAATCGAAACTATTATCAATGACTTGATTAGCCAAACTGCCGATAAACCGACGGTCAAATCTAAACTAGAAAAGACACTAGGTGTTCAGAGAGATTTAGAGAACGCTAGAAGGGGCCACGAAAAAGAGATACTGTTCTACCACGACAACGACAATTGTCCGACATGTAAACAGGGCATTGATCATGAGTTCAAAACAGAGATCACTGCAGAGAAAGAAGGAAAAACTAAAGAGCTCGAGGAAGGCATCTCTAAATTAGAGATTAAGATTACTGAATTTCGAGACAGAACGGCAGAGATTTCAGACTTAGAAGATGCTATCAAAACAAAGAACTTGGACATCAGCGAAAACCGTGGAGAGATTCGTATCTCTAAAAACGCTCTTAAATCTTATAAAGAAGAATTGCAAGGTGCTGAACAAGAACTTGGGGAAATCGACAAATCTGGTCTGGCACAACTCAAGAACGACTTTGATACAATTCTTAAAGATCGAGAGACTCTATTTGAAGATCAGTCAGTTCTCAGTGTGGTGTCGACTATATTGAAAGATGGTGGGATCAAGACTCGTATAATTCGGCAGTACATCCCTGTGATGAACAAATTGATCAACAAGTATTTGTCTGCCTTTGAGCTGTTTGTCGATTTCCACCTTGATGAGAACTTCAATGAAGTCATTCGCTCTAGGTTTCGTGACACCTTCTCTTATGGGTCCTTCTCAGAGGGCGAGAAATTACGCATATCATTATCCATCATGTTGGCTTGGAGGTCTGTAGCCAAACTCAGGAACTCTGTGTCCACCAACTTATTGATTCTCGATGAAACTCTCGATGGAGCTTTAGATGGCTTAGGAATCGATAGTCTGATTGAGACACTTCACAATCTGAACTCCGATGATAACATCTTCGTGATATCCCATCGTGGTGATCAGTTTGCCGAGAAGTTTTCGGATCATCTCAAATTCAAAAAGGTAGGTAACTTTAGTGAAATCGCAGCAAAATAAAATAGTAATAGTATCCGGCGGGTTTGATCCAATCCACTCTGGGCATATCACATATCTTAATGCGGCCAAGGCTCTTGGTGGCATGCTGATAGTTGGATTGAACAGTGATGGATGGCTGGTGAGGAAAAAGAGAAAGCCTTTTATGACTTTTACAGAGAGATATGCTATTG